GTTTATGTAGATTGCTGAGTCTCTGAACTGGACTTTTTTATCAGTGCCAAGAGTAGAATCAGCATTAGAAGCAAAGCCACCATTAAACACAGCAGCGGCGGTTGTGGTTAGTACGCCTGTAACCAGTGCAGTGGTCGCCATGTCAACAGCGCCATCAATGTCAACAACATCTAAGTTAGTAGTTCCGTCAATATCTACGTTACCTGAGATGTCTAAAGAGGCTGCAATTATCTCTCCACTTGCGTTGATCGCACCATTAATATCAATCGTAGTAGCGGCAATCTGTATTTCAGTGTCTGCAACAATATCAAGCTGACCGTCTGCGCTAGAGTTAATGTATATAGCGGAGTCACGGAACTGAACTTTATCGTCAGTAGATGCCACAATATCTGTACCACCAGAAGTGTTACCATTTGCTAGAACTTCAGCTAGGGTATCTACTGTGCCAACTTGAGAGTCTACGTAGGCTTTAACCGACTGCTGAGTAACAAGTTTAGTGGCGCTATTACTTGCCATGTTGTCTTCGTCAAGAATGCCCGTGACTGTCGTTGAGTCAGCGCCCTTCATAGAGGCGAAGGTAGTAAGGCCAGTAATAGTCAGGGTACCTGCGGACATAGTTACTACGTGGTTTACTGCTTCAATTACGTTAGTTCCGTCACAGAACAACAACATGGTCTTACCGTTAGGTATGGCAATGCCTGATCCACTTGCTGTTTTTAGTGTAGCCGCTTGGCCGGAAGCATTCTTAACAATGTAAGTTTTAGCAGCGGCGGGGCAAATTACAGAAGCAGCGGCAGAAGGAGCGCCACTAGCGGCTACCAGAGACAACATAGCGCAACGGGACTCAGAAGTAGTGCCATTAGCAGAGGTCAAAGTATGCGAGTTACTAGACCAAGTGTTTATTACCGCTAGTCCCGCTATGGCCTGTTCTATCATAGAGGTTATGTTGTCGTTTACTACATTGCCCCATGAACCACTAAGTTCTCCCTGTGTAGGGAGGGCTAATTTTAAAACTGAAGTGAATTGCGTTGCCATTTATTTAACCTCAAGCTATCCGTATGATAGCGGTATCTTTGTCTGCTGTAGGGAACGTTACTGTAAACGTGCTATTTACTGTTGTTTTATCTGCACCAAAATCTAGTACTGCAACAGCGTTGTTTCCAGTGCCTGATGATCTGTATATAAGTGCGCCACGGGCTGTAATGCTAGAACTACTCCACGAGGCGGTTGCAAAAGTAAGAAACGCTGTTTTATCAGTAGATGTTGGGCGCGTAGATACTGTTAACGTTTCTCCTCCCGCAGTATACCCTGTACCTGATGCTTCGTTGGTATTAGCGTATGCAGCGGTAGTAGCATCTAAGTCTGCTGAAGACGTAAACAACGCAATCTTAAATGTTTGATTAGTGTTACTGCTAAAGTCCATTTCCCCATCAAGAAGAGCAACTTTAAAAGAAGTACACATTGTTTGGGTTATCGCCATCTAACTAATTCCTTAACTTACTGGGGTTCTAAACTGCCCAGAACGATATGTATCCTGACGTAGCTTACCATCTCCAAGATTCTTTAGTAGTGAAATGGATAGTAAATACATCTTCTCGTAATTAGCAATGATATCTGCTTCACCTTTCATAAACCGTATAGCTTCTATTAATGCTCCGTTTAGTAACGCGGAATCAAAGTGTGTGCCTAACCAACTAGTAGCTGCGGTTACTATAGACTCAGGGTAATACCCGTAGGTGTGCTCAATTACATAGTTAGCGTCAGGAGTTGGAGCTAGTTCTAATTGAGTTGCAACACCGTTAGAGGCTAGTCCTTGGTAAGAATAAAACTTAGGAAGTCCCCTATTAGCAACAGAATCAACGGGGTACGCCTCACGTAAGAAGTTACCATCCTTATTTAACAAGAACGAGTACGTACCATCGACAGCAATGACGGCTATGCTATAGGTATACAAGAAGTTGGTAGGCAGGCTTAACAGTTTAGTTCCATTTGCCAATGGCCCGTCATCTACTATACGAAGCGCAGGTAGCTGAACCGAACTATATATCTTCTGCTCTGCTTGTTTCGTAAACATAGCAAGTTGATCTGCTGTGAATGTAGTCTCGCAGATGTCTTGGATATTAGTTTTTAGTTCAGTATAGTTCATGGTTTAAGCCATTGGCCCTCTAGCATACAACCCTTTAGTAGCCGCGCCAGTACCACGTACTTTGATTTTGCCACCTTCTGAGTAGCTCATCTTAGCCATACCACCGCCAGCCATCATCTTAAAGTCTTCGCCGGAAATCTTGCCGTCTTTGTTTTTGTCTAGTTTTGATTGCTTACCAGTCATGCCACCCATTGAGTAGCCCATCTTATTTTTTACTTTTTTAGGCCGACCTACTTGTGACCCATATGTTCCTTTACCTTGTGGCATGTTACTACTCCTACGTGGTAGTTACTGTTACTTGTCCTACACTGCCAACGGCTTGTAGGGTGTTAGGAGTTAGATCGTAGGGACTATTGCCGCCGCCTACAGGATTCCAACCCCAATAAATATCTCTACTGCTAGTATTTCCTGAATCCCCTAAACTTTGGTCTGGACGAGGGTTACGTAATGCCTGCGGATCATCTACTGGAAAGTCCCCTAGTCGCAATTGGGGTTGCCCTTCGTTCCAACACTCAATACAGGCTTTTATGTTTGTATCCCTATTTTTTACTATAAGGCTACGTAGTTCTTTTAACTTAAACCGCCATCCGCATACATCGCAGTATGCTATAGCTTTATTGCCTGAAGCAAATTTACTGCCCATACTTACATAGACCCTATACGAGGTACAAACCTAGCAGAAGTCTTTTCTCTGTCTTCTCCTGCGGCAAGCTCAAACTGCTCGTCATATATAGACTTTAACATTTGCACGCGATCCATCATATCAGGTAGTTTCATAGCTATATAATAAGCCAAGCCTGCTACTAAGCAAGGAAAAAACCTAAAGTTCATGTCCGCAGTCTGTACACCACTACCCGCGTCTTGTATGCGCCGCATACGCCAGTAGTACAATTTATAATCATTGTTGTCTGGTACAGGCCATACGTTAACTAGTGGTGCATCACGTAATCGCTCAATATATAACTGTATTGGTCTACCTTGTGTTAACTTGTTAGGGATAGAGGCGTAGGTACTCACACTAATACGACTTAGGGTGAGGTCAGCCTGAGTAGCTGTATTACCGCTACCTGTACGTAATTGATGTTCTAGTAAGTCTATAGTATCGGCAGGTAGCGGGTATTGCGTTTGACCTTTAACTAAGTCAATGGTGCCGCTATCTACTGTCCACATGTTTATGCCACGGTTCTGCCACTCAATAGTAAGTAGGTTCATAGAACGTCGAGCGGTGCGTAGATCATACCCAGAACGCATCTCCCGCCCTGCACGTTCAAACGCTTCTTCCGCTATCTCTGTAAACTCCATATTGAACGAAGTAGTGGTTGATGTGGTCATTGCTACTTGCTCCGTTTCTTGGCAGTTTTACCGCTGGCCTTGGTCTTAGCTTTAGCGGAAAGTTCATTCATATGGAATAACTTTACACTTGTTTTAGTGTGTGACTTATTAGTATGAAGAGTACCGTCAGCCATTTTATGGCTAGAGCCTTTGTGCTCAGTACCGTCTCTTTTATAGTGCTTTACACCTTTCATAACTTATATCCTCAAACGTAAAGTGTTTTCTTCCGCCTATTATTTTTTACTTGCCCGCAGCCTGTAGCTATAGACCGTTTACCTCTAGCAAGGCCACCCTTACGTAACTTAACAGTAGCAGGTTTTGTATTTTTCACTACAGTCTCTCCTTTTGATCCCGCAAGTTTCTTCTTCTTAGCTGTAGCTGCTCTTTCGCTTTTACTAAGCGACTGCGCTTTGCTTCTAGGTAAACATCTATCTGGATTCTTTTTGTCTTTAGACGTTCCACATTTACCTTTAATCTTACCGTCTGTACCAATCCTAACCCAGTCTTGGTCTAGCCAATCTTTAAGCTCACCCATTACTTCTTACCCTTTGATCCCTTTGCATAGTTGGGGTCTTTGCAATACTTAGATGCAGCCATGTTCGCGTACGCGGAAGGATATGTATCAAAGGTTCGCTTTGCCCACGATTTGCCTTTGGCACATATCTTCCCGCCGGATTTATAATACCTACGCATTATCGCATCTTACAGGCTTTACCGCCGCGAGCTTTACCTTGACCACGAACTGATTTGCCAGCACTGTACTTGGGCATTTCTGCCATGCCGCCACTCATCATCTTCTTAGTGCGCATCTTAGCTTTTTTAGATGATGCGACTCCCGCCTTTTTAGCTTTTTTAGGTGCGAGTCCCGCCTTTCTATCCGCAGCTAGTGTAGTTCCTTTAGCTCTAGATGATGCGACTCCCGCCTTTAACTGCTCAACTCTATTTTTCTTATTTACCCTCCCACCCGATCCTGTACGGTCGGCTAGGGAGAGTGTGTCTTGGTCAGGTCGTTTTAGCGTTGGTACTGAGGTCGGCTTTATTGCGGACTTAGCCAAAGCAGTTTTTTGAGCTTCAGTTGCAGCCTTAACCCCTTGCTTGTTGTCCATACTAGCGGCGTCTCTAGCTTCTTGTCGGAGGTTTACACCCGTACCAACGGTATCAGAGTCTTGCGCTTCAAAATTACCTTTACTTTTAGGTTGTTTATTTTTTTTATTTTTACCCATGACTGTATCGCGGTATAAATTCTTTGAGTTTTTAGGTATAGCCATTTTATTTCTCCTAGCACTTCCACCGTTTCCTAGCTTGCCGCAGCCTTGAATTAGGGTCTTTAGCAGCCTTTGGAAACTTCTTCATTTGTCCGGCAGAACGAGCGCAGTAGGATTTACGCCTACCCGCTCGCTTACCAGTTGGTTTATCCTCGGTAACCGCAGTCTTTAGCTTAGAACCGGGATTGTTACGTTTGTACTTAGCTACACCTTTAGCGGTCATGCCCGCGCCAGACTTAGTAGGGCGTTTATCGCCACTACTAATGGACATACCTTTCATGCCCGTGTCTTTGCGAACTGACCCGCCTTTTTTGTAGTCTTTACGCATAAAATACAGTTATGGAAGATAGCGTAGCCTGTACATATAATACATACCCTCCACCTACAAACAACATACCATCATCGGGTATATCAGGATATTCCGTAGTGTTTGCTGATGCACAAGTATTAAACTGCATACGTAATTCACCAGCATCAGATGCCTCGCGGAAACTAATAGTACCTGCGGTGCCTGTATTTACTGCGTACATTCCTTTTAGCCTCATACGGCCTCTAAACATAGGAGCAGCAATAGATGTGCCTGATCCTGCGCTTACATTACCCGCAGGATTACCTACCGCAGTAATAGAGGCTATAGTAGCGAAGTGTGTAGTTCCAGTAGCAGTACCTGCGTTAGCGCCAGTTATAGACTCTGTAACTGCTGTAGCTGTTTCATCTGTACCAACTACCGTAAAAGACTTAGCCGCATCATTACCAGCACTAAGAATAGTAATAT